TTATTTGTTCCCACTGGCCATCCACAACACATTCTAATGTGCAAAATTCGCCTACTGCATCAGCAGATATATAAGCACCTGCCGATTGCTGAATGCCTGCCAGAGCGATTGTTTCATTTTCGTAGGGGTCAAGGCGAAGAGCATAAGCAGCACAAACTAAAAACGAATACGTAAGCCCTCTTTTTGCGGATAGAAGCGATAGGGTAATAACATCACTAGCACCAAGGTTTGTGTATATTTGTCCATTATCAAAGGCGAATATATTTGTTGATGCAGTTATGTCAGTGGCAGTATATGGGTGAGACCTTTCTATAGTTCCGTCAAATATACTAATGTTTGCCGCGTGACCAATACCACTATTATAATCAGTCAAGGTTCCAACGCGACAATCAAGGACTCTGCCACTAACTTTACTTATTACAGAATCACCCATTCCAAAACTGGTTTTTTCTGCAGCATATTCCGCAGAACACCCAATAAGTATCCCTGTTACTTGCCCCGGCACAACTTGATTAGTTGAGCCCCCAAAGCAGGCAGCCCTACCACTACAATTAAAAGCCTCCCCACCAAATGTTGTCCCTACTCCAAAAGAATTCATCCCTGCTTCACAAAATCTAAAAACACCATAGCAAGGGGAGCCCCATAATGTACAACCTCCAAAACAGTTATCGCCTCCCACACAGTTCTCATAAAACCCTCCAAGCCTCCGTGCATAGTCTCCACCAAAAGAATATGCTCCCGCCCTACAAAAGCTCATTCTTGCTCTGTGTTCACTCTGATACGCTATATAGCCATCTGTCGCGCTAAATGTTTCAGCTTGATATAAAGCTCTGATTGTGATACTTCCTGATACCCCATAGACAGCAGCCATAACTTCATAGAAACTTAAAGTATAATTTGTTGTGCCTGTGAACGATATTCCGTCACCAGCCGCAATGTTATGATTTGCAATGGGGATTGTGACCAAACCACCCCCCTCATCAATTGCAGCGGCGGCAGACAACTTACCAGAAGCATATGCTGTTGTTGCGGCAGGGTTATTTCTTGTGGTGAAAGCGTACCTCCCCGCCACGCAGTTTTTCCATTCCCCTCCAACGTTGCCCCAAGAAACCGCTGGAGCAAGACCATTATTAGTTGGAAGCCCTTCAAATACCATATTTATATATTTGCTTTGTTGATAACAAATGGAATAACTTACGGAATCAGAACTGCTATCCCCCGGAGCAACATCAACAATGATATTATCAACGTCTATTACACATACAATGTGATACCAACCCGGCGAAACAGAGCCCCGCCATAGAAAAATTTCATCACACTCTTTTAATGGTGGATAATCTGAGTACACAAGAGATGGGTTAAACACATTTGTGCCTATTCCATTTGCTGTAATAATGGTTCCACTCACAGAAGCACCGCTACCGCTTCCCGCCGCTGCCCTCTTTTCGTTCGCAACTAAAAAAGAACACAAGGAGGCAGTTGAAGCTGTGTTATACTTGCAAGTAAATCCTATAAACCTATTATCGGCTGCTGTTTGCCGTATTATTCCATACTCACCAGAAAATCCAAAAGCAGGTTTACTGATACCATTATTATATGTTATTGTCACGGACTGCGGGCTATCTGGTGTAAGAGAAATAATATCAACAAAGTTTGTATCAGCAGCAATGTGAGAAAACCCTGCTGCTTGGTCGTATAGTATATAATTTCCTGGTGTTAAAAATAAGATTCTCCTATTTGACGCAGATAGTACGCCCATTTCGGAATCTCTTTCGGACGATTTCAGCCAATTGTATATAGAGAACAAATCGTCCGATGGGGAAATAACTATTGAATTTTTCCATCTTAAATGGTCCGGCCTAATTGTTCTTGTTGGCGGTATTGCTGATTTACTCATTTTCTTAACCTATGCTTTAGAACAACTTTTTAAAGCCTTTGATGACTTTATTACTAAGCAATACACCTGCAACAAACACCAGCAAATGTGTAACTATATTCCAAGCTAAATGTGACATATTATATTCCTTTCAATTCTTTTTTAACTTCATCCACTTTAGCAATAGTGGCATCGGACTGACTAACCCACGCAACTGCTTTTACTTTTTCCGTTCCTATTTTTTCTTTTAAGCAATTAAATGCAGGAATAGCAGATTGTACTACCTCTTTGAATGCTTTATTTGCTTTAACATATTTTACATAAAAAATAACCGCAGCAAATAATGTACCTATGCACAAAATAGATATTACAATTACGATGCTCCAGTTTGATAATGTTTCGGCGTGTCGTTGATATGTAGAAGCAGCAACAATCCCTGTAGCTCCTGCGCATACTCCAGCAACAATCATAAGTATGAATACGTTTGGCAGCCCCTTTGTTTCCATAATAGAGGCATACAAAGGTTTCTGCTCCACCGTTACCGTGCTAACTATCTGTTCTGTAATTGTAGGAGGTTTGGGGAGTTTCTGTTGTCCAAAACAACCACCGAAAAACAAACAGAACAAATAAAGAAATAAAAGCTTTTTCATTTTATCACCTCAACTAAAATGTTTATATAAAATAAAAGTGAGCAGAACGCCAATCGTTGTGGATTGCACGGAGATGAGTGTACAAGTAAACCACGTCGGACGTTCCGCCAAATCAACTACTTTCTTCGTCACCAAATCAAAAACCTCCTTAATGCTATTTTTAACTTCAGTTATAGACGTTTTTATGCCGCTCAAACTCTCTTGTACTCCGCTATGCTCTGCACATACCCCATTGAATTCTGTACAGCTATGCTCTTTATTATTTCCATCTGACATATTTGTTTCCTTTTCTGTAAAATTAGATTATTATTCTATTGCCCAACCGACGTTCTAATTATACTTAAAATCTCTTTCCGTTTCATACGAGCAGGTATTTCTAAAAATTTAGCCATCTGCCCTTCCCCCCTACTATGGTATGTATCATGGATGCCTGTCTTTCCAGCCTTCCTTCTTTTTGCCATTCTCTTTTTTCGATTAGCTATCTTGTCGGCATATTTTTCATTAAACTCTGCTCCGTGGGCAGCATCTAAATTCTCATGAACATACGCAGCATAATCTTTGGTGTACCCTACAACCACATCTGTTTTAAAACCTGTTCCTGTGGAATGAGTAAAAGCGGAATTTTTTAAATCGCCCATATCAACAGGAACAAGTTCTTGACTTTCTCTTTGGAGAAAGGAACCGGCCAAGGCAGCCCCTATAGCAAACCGTGAGCCCAGGTCACCCCGAACTCTTTTGGCTCGAGATATGATTTTATCTATTCCGGTTATTCCTTTTAGTTTCATTATACATACGCCGTTCTAACGAACTTTTTTGCTTTTCTGTCAGGTACTTTTGTGAAACTTTTTATTTCCCAAGCCCCTTCATTCTGCCCAGGATGTTCTGTATCTATAATTGAATCTAAACTACCTAACATTAAAAATCCGCCTACCTCCACATCTATCAATGTCATTATCGTACAGGAAGAAGTTTGCTGCTCACCTTGAGAGTCAACATATAGTTCATTTGTGTCTTCCCACCGGCAATCTATTTCTACTGGAGTTTCATATAAAGGCTTTCCATAGTTATCATGGGACGGGTTGCTCTTTGCCCAGTATATTGCCGTCTGCTTTGTAAATCGTTTTAGGTTCATTCATCTATCTCGGCTTCCGCTTCTTTTTCCGCCCTTGTCTTACCAAGCCACGTCAGACTCGGAGTCAGTCCTTTTTTACCAGACTCTAATAAGGCATCCATCTTTGCTAATCCACCAGCTGAATCCATTCTCATAGCCATTTGCCCATAACGAGAACGCTTTAAACCAAAGCCTGTGGAGCCTTCGTAGGACTGGCTAATACCACCTACGGATTCTGATTGGGTTTGGGGGTCTAACTGACAGTAGAAATGAGCCGTGAGCCATCTTTCGATAAGTTCCATCCGGGCATCGGTATAACCTGCGGCACTACAAAATTCTGTCACCAATTCGTTGGCACTTAAGAGAAATGGGTCTAAAGAAATGGTATTGTCCAATTCTATAATTCCGCCAACCAATTCTTCAGTAGTTCTATAGGACATTGTTATTCCTTCTTTCTTTCCAAAAGGCTTCGAAACTTACTATCGGAAAACCTTTTAGTTGGCTGCAATCAGAAACATTTACTACTTCCCTACCCGGAAATTTTATGGGCAAGTCTTTTACTAAATAACTCTCTATCGCTCGTTTGAAAGAGTTTATAGAACCTATTGTCGCTTTTTTCTTATAATGTGAGTGCCAATTAGAATCTTTATTAGTAGCTAAGTTCATATCAAAGCCAAGAAGATAAACTCTTTTAGCACCAAGCAATAAGGCGAGATTTATGGCAGAGGCTCCTGTGCTATCATTCCAACCAATAGCATCTGTATAAAGACCTCTGGCTCGTCTTTGTAGTGTCCATAAGTAAGGGACTTTAGAATACAATAATTTATTTGCACTCGTAAAGACAACTCCCTTATAGGACTCTAATTGTTTTTTAAACTTTTCAAAGAAGTCAAAATCACCGAAGTAGCATATCTTAGAAACCTGTTCACCAAGAAGAAATGCAGCATTGCATCCTATGGTAAACTCATTCTTTAATAAGCTCCAGTCAAACCCTTTTAGGGAAGGGCCGCCACCAATAATAAAAACATCTTGCCCTTCCCAAACCGCTTCAGGAATCCAAAGAGGCATATTAGACCTCTTCTGTATCAGCAGTAGTTTCTGCAAATACGTCCAGGAAATCGGCCGTCTCTGCTTTGGTGGAGAGCTTCTTTTTGTTCACTACTTCCTGGGTGCCAATATCAAGTACGCTGTAAGTCTTGTTGTTTCCATTACCAGCAACATAAACCTGCAATCCTATCTCAATTGCTTTCTGATAGTTGCCGGTTACGTTCCGTCCGTACTTCTTTACCAGGGCTGCCTCTATTTGTTCGGAGGTTTGTTCTGTGGCCACAACCTCTTCCTCTTCTTCTTCTTTTGCGAGGGGGATTGAAGGTTTTTGGGGAGATGCTGCGGGAGCAGTTTCTTTCTTAACAGCCGCAGCCTTTTTCCCTTTTAACACTTCTTTAGGAAGGGGGATAGAGGGTTTTTCGACAGGAGCCGAGGTAGCCTTTTCCTCTCCCACGGCCACAAACATATTTCCAAACAAGGCGACAAGATTGACATCGGTTTCGACTATGTCCCCTTTGCCATATTCCTTACCGCCTTGTTTGTGTCGACCAGCTAACAATTTAAAAAACATGATATTATCCTTTCCAAATCAAAAACATTATCCGCCAACACCGTGTAGCTTAAAACCGCTTAAGCCACATTGCCGTGAACAATACCTGTGTGACTGTTACTGTCAAGTCGCAGCTGAGGAACCATGATTGCCATAACTTTATAGTTGAGCAACATTCCGCCATTGGTTTCCCACTGAACAGATGTGACATCCATACCAATGATTTCACGAATGACTTCTGTAGTCATTTCAAGCAGAACCATTTGGTAGCCGGACAAATAATCCAATGTAACCACATCCTCAAGACCTTCCAGCTTCAAAAGTCTCTCGCGGAGAGTTATATCGGACTCATCCTTATAATCCTCACCCATATACTGGTTCCAACCGGTACCAATATAAAGCACCCAAGGACCGTAGTGGTAAGAGTCCTGCGAAGTTTTCATCATTTCAAGCACTTCCGTTACCAATGTTTTTGGTACCCAGCCTGTTGATGCCGGGGAGGTAAGTACCTGAGTCAGTCTGCCAAGCCTATTAGTCAGACCGTAAATGATGCCGCCGCCGAAGTTATATGTAGCCAGCGAACCAATCGCTAACTTCTCAATCATTTCTGCCACTTTCCTCGAAGCCAGTTCGGCCATACTGGTGTCAAAAGGAGAGCCGCCGTTTCTTGATGCAGCCAGCTGTCTTGCACTAATGCTAAAATCCTTATGGATAATAGGCAGTGGCAGGTTGGTCAAATCAAATACAGGGCGGTCATTGGCTCCCTGCCTCAGTCCATCCATACTGATTGTGGCATCATTGATATCACTCATCGTTTCCGTCTGGAAAACAGTTGTTCCCATTCCATTCGGAATAGTGTACTGTAATCCACGGGCTCTTAAATCACCGACCAGCTTCAGTCTTGGCTGGGCGGCTTTAAGAACGGCCTCGTCCAACAACAGCCAGTCCTCTTTTCGCAAAGTGGCCGGGGCATTGTTGACTGGAACTGCTTCCAGCTTACCGTTTCGAATGAGTGACATATACGTCCGATTATCCTTACCTATGAACGGCCTCAAGGCATTCGGATTAAAATTGGACGCAAGCAGCTTGGTTGCCACGCTTCCGTGAGCCGCTCCATTTAAAATAAAGTCTAAACCTTCCATTATGTTTCCTTTCAAAGAATTTTTCTTATTTCGTTTTTATCAGATACCCTGCAAAAACATTTTACAGGAATCTTACAGGGGACAGGGTGTCTGCATCGCCGGTGCCAGTCAAATCCAAAGCAGCCATCGAAATGGCTATAACCTGGTCTGCCGTTTCGCCGCTCTCCAAATCGCTTAGAGCTTTGAATTTACCGTTGCCTGCAGAAATGAGCTCTGTACCGATATCGAGGTCTTGCCCAGCCTCTATAAGCACATTTGCTTCCGAGCCAGGAAGAAACAAACAATAGGTGCAAATGGTTGCGATGGTATATACATCGTCCACTGTCTTGCCCTGCAAGGCATCTTCCATTGCAATCGCTCTTTCTGCTCTGCCGCCCTCATCGGCGTGAATACCTATATCCCCATCAGAGGCCAAAGCTAAAAGCATACCCGGATAAATACCGGCTTCTGCCGCAGGAGCTTCTTCCTGTCTATAATCACCCTTGCTATGAATTCTATTTATACTCATTTTATTTTTCCTTTCTTAAATTAGTTTGCTATTTTGATTCATACCTAATCAAAATCAGTTTTTGTTTTTTGGACTTTGCTTCTTACTTCTTCCGGGATTCGAAGTTCATTGTCGGAGCCGGGAGTGCTGTTTCGCTATTGGCACTTATATCTTCTTCCGGGCCACCCTGTCCATCGTAATTGGCAACCACTGCCAGATTAGCGATGGCTTCGAGTTCCGTCACATCCTTTGCCGCAAGCTGTTCCTTTTTAAAGGTGCATCGCTCATTAGCAGTAATCTGCTTAATCAACTTTGCCTTTTTTGCTTCGTACGAATTCAATCCGTTCTGAAGCATTTCCTTAATACCGGATGGAGCGTTGGCAATATAATCGGCTGCGGTTTTTGGGGTTTCCTGATTTTTTACAGCCTCCTTTTCCTTCGCCAGTTTTTCCTTCGCCAATCTTTTCTTCTTTTCATCCGGAGTCTCTTCTTCGTCCATATCTTCTTCGTCAACGACCGCAGCAGCATTATCTGCTACATCGTCCTCATCTTCTTCATTGGCAACCGGCATAATCTTTGCCAATACTTCATCCGGCATAGACAACAGTGTAGGCTTATCGTCCTCGCCAAAAGAATTGGCTTTGTTGCCTATGATTTCCTGTACTAATTCATCCTTTGTCATTTGATATTTCCTTTCATTAAAAATTAAGATTTATTTTTTCTAAAAATTTGTTTCCCTTTTACCTTTATCCACCCAACAGACTCTTCTTTATCTGCATTCCCAGTCGAACACCATACCCCATTTACCTTCACCCACTGCCGCTGGCTATTACCCACCACATCACCTTCAGCCGTTTCATAAATAGTCTTTCTAAACACCTCCAGCGGTTTATCTTTTCCTAATTCAACCTGTTCACCAGAAGTAAAGTAGTCCCTCTTATACAGCTTACCATTCTCATTATAAACGAAAAAGGAATTATAAACCGATTCTATGTAACAGGGATTTATGGCTCCAGTACCAATTTTATTGGGTTTGGATATTAAATCACTTAAAGCCCTTCTTACATCGTCGTGACTCTTTTCATTCCTTAATAGTCCGGCACCATCTGCAATAGAACAAGCACCTTTGACATCGGGCAGCACTGCCAAGTGGTCAAGCCTCAAATTGCGAGCGATAGCCTTGTAGGACTCTCCATTCCACTCCCCGTCCTTATCTTCATTGTCCGTAAAAAGGCCCGTGGATACTTCTGTTATTTTATTATGCTCTATTGCATTCATTATCCTGGCATCGACTTCTTTCACTCTATTAGTCTTTAGCCAAGCCTCGGCTTTCCAAGCCGGAAGTTCTATTTCCTCAGAAGCATTATCAGTTACACCCTTTTTCTTTATCTTTATTTTTACTTTGGTGCAAATGGTATTCATCACCATTCCTATGCCTCTGGAATTGATTACATCTGGAGAACAAGCACTTATTCCCGCCCCATTTCTTTCCGGATGGTAAACCACAATCGGTTTGTGATTGCACATCAAAGCCCCTTTTTCCAATTCGTCCTGCGGATAATATAGAGGGCCTTTTGTGCCGTTATGTACTCCTTCGACTATCATAGTCATAGGCACGACCATATAGTTATCGCCACCCATAGTATCGTATCGCACCTTGCCCGATACGTTCGCAACCACTTGCTCTACATTATTCAAAAAAGGCATTTTTAATCCTTTCAATTCATTTCTATAATAATTATAAAAAATCAAGAAAGGAATACCAAATAAAATAATAGAGAGATGTGAAATTATTCTAAACAATCGGTAGATTTTAGATATGTAGAGAGAAAGAAAGTCGTAGAAAAATAAGGAGTTATAACGAAAGGAGATTGTAGTGAAATAAGACTATATTTGATTTAAAGTTTGAATAATACTGCCATTTCTTAACCGCTCGCTGTATGTCAAACCGTACCCGTACCGCCTTTTTACGAGCGAGCGTTCGGTTTTTAGTTTTTTATTTGTACCCATACCATTTGCTAAACGGCTGTCTGTTTTTTTCTTTTTCATAAAAATCCTTTCTTATAAAAAATCGGGCAGGCCGCCACAAAGCTAACCTGCCCTTCAGGAGGAGGAGAAGAAGATTTAAATAATGCAAGTCTCTAAAGACACCAAGTATTATCTGGTCGTCATTATTATCATCTTCCTTTTTCACCTATAAACTTTAATCTGGTTCTTTTACTTTGTTGGGGTTTGTGGACTGCCAATCCACAAAAGCCTTCATACATCTATCAACATCACTGGCGAAGGGTTCTGTATCGGCCAATTCTTGATAATGCTCCAGTGTTTGTATAGCAAAGGCATCCCTTGCCCGCAAAATAAAGACTGGCTCTTCGTCGGGAATAGGGATACCTGTTTCAATGTTGACCAACTGTCCCTCTGGGTCGCCGGCTACATTTATATAACCTTCAATTCTGTATTTTCCGCTGTTCATGCTCTTTTTCCTTTCCTTAAAAATATAAATTGCAGAGGCTGGATCCGAACCAACGACCTGCAAGCTTATGAAGCTGCCGAGCTACCTCTGCTCTACCCCGCATTATAAAACGGCTTACCTACCCAATAGATAAGCCGTTAAGATTTGTGTTTTTACATCAGAGTTTTTGCATATTTGCATAATTATATGTCTTCCCTACCTAAGTAAATCCTGAATGGTGCTCGTACATTGTATGGTTGATAAAAAGTGAACACTGTACAAAACGAACTGCGAAGGTAGCGTCCTTCCAGAATTTTAAAGTTCTATACAAACCTTTTATACTAATAAAAGGTACTCCTATCATAGCAAAGATAATGTAAAAAAGAAAGGAATGCCTCATTTCTTCAACTCTTCCAATAAAGTCTTTAGTTCTTTTAGACTGGGGCTATCTTCCTGTTCCAACCCAGTCTGTTCATTCTGCCAATCCAAATAAGATACTACCCACTCTAAAGATTTAATAAGCCTTTGTTTTAACTCTTTTTCCATACTATTATTATCAAAAAAACAGGGAGATTTTATTTTATAAATTTTCTATCGCTTCACTTACATACGGAATCCAAGCACATCTACAGTTCGGGTGGAGAGGTATCATTCCCCTTGCCTCTTCCACCGTAAATACTTCTCCATTCATCTCTTCGCATTTCGTACATACTATATCATCACCAGCCGTACTCCATTCTAATTCGGCTCCTACTTTTTCTATCCCCAACTTCTCAAAAGCATCCAACTGCCCTTCGGCATGAGCATTTATTATTTCTGTCCTTGCAATCGTCCACGCCCGTGCCCTTGACAAGCTGCTCACATTCTTATACAACTCGCGAGCAATAGTTCCTGCCCCCTTTCCATGAGCCAATCCATTTGCCAATGTCGTACTCATTTGTTAGGCCATTACATCTGTCACACCTTTCAAGTCATTATAAGCACGGGTATAAATAAGCTGTACCTTGCTCACCGCTTCGGGCTGGGCAAAGGAACTTCTTAAAAATTCTCTTCTCGCTCCTTCATAAAAGCCAAGTGGTTTTGAAACATTTACTCTATTCACATCTATGTAGGCTCTTAACGTGCCTTTCTTATAAGCACTCTCTACATAATCCGCGAGCCAGGGCTTCTTAGGGTCTAATGCTTTTACAGATAGCACTCCTGCATTTATTTGAGTGGAGAACCATTTACGGAATGCGGTAACCTTATCCGCATCAGTCAAGAATCGGAATTGTTGTGGCTGGGCATTAAAAGTAAAAGGCTTCGCATCCTTCAATCCAAAGCAATCCTCCTCATCAATCAATACCTTAACAGCTCTCGCAATCTTCATAAACCGCCTATGTACATCGGATATAAATGCCCTGCGGAGTATGGTGGTGCGAGAGGGGTCGAGACTTCTTCTATTTTTTATTTTGCCTTTTGGTTTGGCGTTAGAGGTGAGAGAGTTGTTGGTAGTTTTTTGTTTCAAAAAACCACTCATATCTAAAAATCTCTTACCAATAGCAGAAAGCTTACCCGTCTTGTATTGAGCATATGACTCCGCAAAAGCTTCCGTAGGCCAAGTAGCTGCAAGGTCACTAAGGTCTATCTTTATCTTAGGGTCTTTACTTATTCCCGAACTCCAATAATTTTTTATATATTTGATTTTATTGGCTTTGTAAGAATTTAGTAAAGCGTGGCCTATTTCGTGATAAATAATATATTCCTGTTTTTCAAGACTTATATTATCCCACTTATCTTTGTTGATATATATCCTATTACCTTTTGACTCTGCAAACATTTGAGCCATCATACCTTTAAAAACCTTAGAGACTATTTTTAAATTCTTAAGTTTAGAGAATTCTGTAGAAGCTATTTTTATCTGCTCTTCTCCTCTCCTTTCTGTACTCTTTATTTTGGAGAATCGCTCCTTCACGGCCTCTTCAGCAGTCTGCCCCTCCTTAATAAAAATATGCTGCCCGGTATCCGTAGTAATCCATCGGCCTTCACCCATCTCATTTTTATTAAGTAATAGAGCCATAATCTTTCCTCATTTCATCACAAGCCTCTTGTAGATTTTTAATAGTGGTAGATTGGTTGGATAAAAGCTTCTCGAGCAACTCTATCTTTTTAATCAGCTCTACCTTCGTCAACCTCTTATCTTTACTTGACATACCTACTCCTTCTTTTTATTCGCTATCTTGCTCACATTATTCAAGAAGCTGACAATAAGAACACCTACACAAATAATCAGTATCAATACAACTAACCCTTCCATAACCATTTCCTTTCTATTTTTTCTTTTTCTTTTCCATTACCTTTAACAATGTATTTTGTATCACT